AAATGAATTATGATAGTGAATTAGAAGAAGTGTTAGGTTATTGGCCTAAAGTAAAGGTGTTTTCTTTTATGTTTTATGGTCAGCCAGGACTAAGAGATATGGAAATTTTAGAGTTAGGGATAACTTCATGTTTTTATGATGACCTTTCTTATGAATTATTGGAAAGACCCGTTGTGATATTAGCGAAAGAAATTGATGAAGATACTGCTAGAGCATACGATGCAAATAGAGGATGGCTAATTAAGATTGTATTTCCTTTAGTGGAAGAATGGTTCTCCCTTCCAAAATTTGAACAGAAATGGATTGATTTTATTTCTGACGGATTCAAAGAACTTAGAGTAGAACATAAATTCATTAGTAGTGAGGAGGTAGAATTGAATGTTTAATAATGGGCAACTAACTGGAATTTTAATTTCTATGGCTAAACCTGAAATTCATGTCTCAAGGGCTAACAATACTAACATAGGTTATAGAGTTAGAGTTAGAGTGAACTTTAGAGGCGGTGAAGATTTCATACTTGGCTTACAAAGAACGCTTGAGCAAAAAGGTATCACAGGAAACTATAAAGATAAGGAACACAAGAGCAGGCCAAGACCAATATTGAGTATTGGTGGAATAGTTAATTTATGGAAATTATGCAATCTGGTTCCTAATGAATTACCCGATGCTAAAGAAGTTTGGCCTTCATTCAAAAAGGTAATAGAGATTATAGATTCGGGTGAGCATCATACATTAGAAGGATTAGATAAAATCCTAGAAATTAAAGGTGAATTGTAATGGAATATATATTGCCTGACATAGATGATATTAAAATACTAGAAAATCACACTTATGAAACCCTAAAATCAGGGTGTAAAGAATGCGGGTTTATGCATGTTATCTTTCAGGCAGTAATAAGCGTTGAGCAAGAAACTAAAGTATTCTTTCTATCAGTAGAATGCCCATCTTGTGATGTAGAATACAAAGATATTATGGCAATGAGGGAGATTAATGATTAATATAGAATTAAATAAACCAATATTAATAGTAGGAAAACCAGGAACAGGAAAAACAACTAAGGCTCATGAAATTTTAGATGATGATTTTATTGTTAGATATGCAAATGAATATGACTTAGAGGATAACTTTAGTATTCCTCTCAATGTAGGTATTCTTATAGAAGAAGTCCACCATAAACCAAATATTGATTTGATAGTAGATACACTACTACAATTCAAGGGTAAAATAGTATTAACTTCTTTGAATCAAAAGGATGTTCCGAAGAGAATCTTTAATCTTTGTAAATTAAAGAGAGCAGGAACTGCTAACCATTTGCTTAAAACCCGTAGAAGCCTCGCGCCTAATGCAGACGACCCAGTTAATTATGATATGAATATATTTGAATTGCTTAAAGACTATTTAAGAAATTCAGATAGAGAATCAGTTTTGACTAAATTAAAAATGAATAAGCCTTACGATGAACAATTACTGTCTTGGTTAGCGATGAACATTCATCCTAATAAGATAGCCTATATTGATTCTAAGGTTAAGAGAAAGTGGTCGCAAGATTACTTTTATGAATTATTGGCTTATGCCTTTAATGGAAATTCAAGAGGTATAGATATACCTTCAAAAAGAACTTACTCTAAGGTTCCATCTATATGTAGAAGAATAGGATTAAAATCTAATGAATCTTATATACTAGAGCAATTGCTTGAAGATGAAGACTTTACAGAGTATGTTAAGAAAAGAGTAAATAACACAGAAAGAAGAGTGTTAAATCTTAGTGAGAAGAAAAGAACTAAGAAGAAAATATCTTCTAAACAAAAAGGATTAGAGGAATGGTAATGCCAAATTATAATATATTAAGAAAACAGATAATAGTAAAATTCAGTAAAGAATGGTATGCTCACCATAAGACTGGTGTATTTCCTTTTGCTTCATTGTATGATTATATAAATTCATATAAAACAAAGAAAGGTAAAATTCATAAAAGGGCTGGAGCATCAAAGCAACAATTAGGAACTTTATTAGCACAAAGCCCGCTGTTTAATAGAATAGACCATGGAATATGGGAATATGTAGGTGAGGCATAATGGCTAAGACTTGGATGAAGAATAAAAATTCAAAGAGATGGAAACAATTAGAATACACATTAAAATATATGCCTGATGAATTTACAAGTAAAGACGTTAAGAACTTTCTAGAATATAAATGGGCAGATAAAGGCCCAAGAGGTAGACAGGGAAGAGTGCAAAGAATACATCATTTCACTAATAGAAGTATATCTATATTTTTGAATAACCATGAAGATGTAGTAAAGTGTAATTTTAAGATTAAAGACACAAATGTATATAGAAAGAGGAATAAAAATGTTATGGACAGAAAAATATAGACCAAAGGAATTACAAGATATAATGGGGCAGAGTTCTTTTATTGAAGATGCAAGACATTGGAAAGAAGGAATGCCTAATTTATTATTGTATGGCCCAGCAGGTGTTGGTAAAACAGCAGCAGCAGGCGTATTAGCAAATATGATATTAGGTGAAACTAAAGCCTTCAATTTTCATGAAGTTAATGCTTCAGATGATAGAAGACTCGATGTAGTTAGAACCACAATTAAGGATATTGCTACAACTATGAAAGAAGGAGATGTGCCTCATAAAATCATACTACTTGATGAAATGGATGGAATGACCTCAGACGCGCAAAATGCACTTAAGCGCATAATGGAAAGATATAGTGGTAATGTCAGATTTATTATCACTTGTAATCATAGAAATAAAATCATCTATCCTTTACAATCAAGATGTGCAAACTATCAATTCAATAGACTAAACAATAACCACATTAAGTGGGTATTGGAAAGAATAATGAAATCAGAAGGCATTGCTGAGTTTGAAGACAAACAGTTCGATGCGTTTATAGGTAGTGTGCAGGGAGATTTACGCAGAGCAATTACTGAACTACAGGCTTCAGTAAATAGTAATACTCCGTTATCAATACAAATAGAAAGAATGCAAGAACCTTACAATGAATTGTTAGATAGTATTCTAAATAAACAATACGAATTAGCCCTCAAAAGCCTACACGAAATGATATACTTATCGGTAGATATAAAAACAATATGTGAATCGTTACATGATGTAGTGTTAAAAAGAGAATTAGATAATGGATTGAAATTCAAATTACTAAGAGTAATAGGTGAGGCAGAATGGAGAAGTTCAAACATGACTCCAAAGGTTTTAGCCTCATGGATGATAGGACAGATGATATAATGCTAAAGAGATTATTTAATTTGTTAGATACTAACAACGATGGTAAAATAGATATGCTTGATGCAAAAAAAGCATTGTTTCGATATGAATGGATAGTAATAACAGGATTGCTATTAACAATAATTCCAATGGGTAATGTATTAGGTTATACAGATATTGATTCTGATTTCTTTTGGGCTTTGGCCGGACTGTGTTTAACAGTTGAAGGAGTAATCGAATTGTATTACGAGCAGAAACATTGGGATAAAATAAAGGAGAAGAAGTAAATGGATATGAATGATTATCAAAAGGAAGCAAGGAAGACAGCAATTTACCCTAAAAAACATATGGTAGTTTATCCCGCGCTCGGTTTAGCCGGTGAAGCGGGTGAAGTATGTGAAAAGGTAAAGAAGACAATTAGAGGTGACTTCGCTATCAACAGATATAAAATATTTGATGTGGTGAAATACCCTGAAGAAATTGCAAAAGAATTAGGAGATGTATTGTGGTATTTAGCCGCTTTAGCATCTGACTTAAACTTATCATTGGCTGATATAGCAGAAGGCAATATCAGTAAATTAAAAGATAGAGCAGAAAGAAATAAAATAAAAGGAGAAGGTGATGAAAGATGAAATATTATAAATTAAACACAGGAGCATTAATGGGTCTAACGACTATTAAAATAGACGATGTATCTGCATATACAATATCAGTCCAAAAGGAAGGAATGCTAAGAGCAGACACATATAACATAGAAATTCATATGAATAGTGGAACTATATTCACTACAAATATGGATGAAGCAAAGTTGCTTCAATGGGAAGAATTATTTTTTCTCAGAAGATTCCCCAATGATGAGGAGGAATAATATGAAATGGAGAACAGTAACAATGGAAAACAGCAGACAAACCAAACTAGAAGAGTTTGGAGTTATATTCACAAAAGGTGAAACAAATGAGTAATGAACATAATGAACAAGTAGAACAAGAGATAACCAAAGCCGCAGGCTTATTGGAAATGGACATAGAAGAAGTAAAGAATAAGTATGATAGCATTGTTGAGACCAATGGCCTCAATGATGAAGATTGGAAGTTGGCGTTAAGTCTATTCCGTCAATGGTTTAGTGGAACTAAGAAATATGCTGATGCACCCGCAAAGGAAAGCACCGGCACTAATTCTCTGGTAAAGCAAGCCAATGGATTCTTTATCTCAATAGATGCAGCCCGTGATATGGCTGCTATGCAGAATGAAAGAATAAAGAATGAATATATGCGAGATGCAAACACTACCTTTGCAATGGGTAGAGTAGCAACTGTTATTGCAGATGATGACGGCTATCATGTCACCCGCATACATGGAGAAGAAGAACAAACAATGGTGGTTAAAGAACTCCCAGAGAATAACTTTGAGATTGAAAGTGGAGAGTGGATTATTCCATTAGACAATTTGAAATCGTATGGTGAAAGAGCCAACCCTAATTTTGGAAAACCTTTACCCCATGAGCAATATAGAATGGCCGGAGTATTTATTGGAGATGTTGATGGAGATATGGGATTGTATTACTTCTCTTACAAAGGAGAGGCAAGCAAGCACTTTAACCCAAAGACATTTACTAGCATTTCAATGCAGGTAATTAGAGACCAAAACAACCCAGACAGAATGTATGGATTTAAGGAAGGGACTCTTGAGAGTTTAGAAGTATTGGTGAATCAACCAGACCATGAAAAATACCGAGAATATGTAGCAGAATATGCTAGTGATAATCTTAGTCAATTGATTGATTTGGATAGATACCACGCTAATAGTGCTAACTTACCATACGCAAAGAAATTTGTGGTAACTGATGGTTCAGTATCTAGCGTTAATATGACACCTAATAAATATGGAACAAGACGAGTAACCATTACTGACCTAAACTCTGACTTCGATTATGAAGGCGGTTCATGGGCAGGAACAACTTGTTGGTTTCCAAGCCATGTAGAAATTGAGTTTGGAATTGGTTCAAGTATTATTGTGGTAGGTAGAACATCACAAGGAAGAAATGAAGACGGTTCATTTGGTGATGTGACGTTAAACATTGGTGGGGTTCTTATTGTAGAGAATCGCGGAAGTGTTGTTGAGCCTTTTGAGGTTGAAGAAGAAGACCTTGATTGGTTCTGATTCTAGAAATAGAAAGGATAAATTAAATTACTTATCAGTAGTAAAGAGACTGACGAGTGGGTGCAAGGCCCACCACTAAAAGTGATTAAAATGTATACATTAGAAAATAGATTATTACATGGGTCAAGTTTTGCAATTTCTCTTAATGAAATTGAATTTATTACTTGGCGCAAGAATGAAGATACGGGAGATTATTGGGTTAAATTCCATACTCCTTCCGGTAAAGAAATTAGAATAAAGGTTAAGGAAGAGGAACTAAGAGATATTGTAGATGTTTGGTTCTGTAAAAATGTAAATTTAAAAATAGGTGATGATTATGAATTGGACTACTGAAGTTAGTGGAAAGGCTGTAACAAAAAAAGAATTAGAAAAGACTGAAGAAATTGATTTTGGTAAAGACCAAGAAGAATGGAATAAGGCTTATGCTAAGAAATTCTTAAAGAAGCAAGAGAATGATACTAGAACATTAGTATTAGGTATTTGGGGAGACCCAAAGACAGGAAAGACTGGGTTAGCCCTTGATTTTCCTGATAGACCTATTTATGTTCTTGATTGGGATAGAGGTGTTGAATCTACATGGAGAGAGCATCACGATTCTACAGATAGAATTCAAATCCATTG